AGACGCTGTAGGTAAAGTATAACTTTGAGTTCCACCTTGTGCTAACCAAGTGGTTCCGTCCCACTTCCATGTAACACCACTTACTGTATGTAAGTCGTTTACACTTGGACTATCTGGAAAATTAATTGCCATTGTTTATTCCTATGCGTCTGTGATTGCTAGAATTGCTGTTTTAAATGCTTCAAAATCAGCAGAAGCATTCAATGCATCCTTCAACTTAGAAAGAGGTATGAGATAACTTGGTGTTTGAGCAGACCCACCTGAGTTGTGCTGTGCAACCTTAAGGAAGTCTCCTTCATAATAAAGAGTGTTATCAGATAAGAATAGATGTCTAATCTTATACTCTGCATTACCTAAATCATATGCTGCATTGGTATCAGGTAACATATGACCAGTCATTTCAATTGCTGGTAGGACAATAGAACCACTGCTCTCACTGATATCAATAGAACCAAGATGCAAAGAGTTTGAACCTAGATATAGATCCCTGATCTTCTTAGTAGCACTTCCTATATCCTGTGTATCATTACCAGCAGGTAGAATGTGACCAGCAAATGCAGTCAGATCTAGTTGTGCTAGAGGTGGGTTAGCATCAACCCACTGGTTACTAGTACCATCCTCAAACCTAACCTTCAACCTACCTTCATCAGATTTCCACCATAGGTCACCATTGTTAGGAGAACTTGGAGCACTGTCTGCTACAGTAACAGAAGCACCACCGCCTCCACCTCCTCCACCAGAGTTATCATCATCAGCAGGAGACCATCTTGCATTTCCAGCATCCCACTTCAGTACCTGACCATCTGTAACACCAGTAGTGTATACATCAGAGAGATTTGCAATAGATTTATTTACATCTAATAGTTCAACCCAAGCATTATTATGTGCAAAATATCCACTACCAGTAGCGTGGACATGAGCAAACATACCATGATATGTACTAGGACTAACATTATTAAGGTCGGTCATAGTAGCATACACATTAGAGTATGTAATCTTATATGAACCGAAGTTAATATCATTAGCACCCACACCAAAATCACCCAGTCCCGTAGGGATACTAGGTCTTCCAGTTAAATCTGTGTAAGCACCACTAGTAGCAACAGGTGCTAGGTTTGGTTTGTTTTTAATGAATGCAACATCACTTGGTGTACCTACGTTCCAGTCAGATTGTTCCTGAGTAGGAGGTATGGTTGGTTTGTTGATAAGATCTGTGTAGTTACCACTCAGTGCAACTGCTGATAACGACGGTTTGTTTTTAATATAATCTACTTCACTAGCGACTACCTCACTCCAATCAGCTTGCACCTGTGCAGCAGGAATCGAAGGAAGAGTTGTCCATTGCAATGACGTACCATCAGTGGTCAGGTATTGACCTGCTGTACCAACGACACCATTCAATTGGAGTGGTTTTCCTGTAGGAAGGTTCAGTCCTTCTTTCGCTTCTACAGGTCCGTTATCATTGTAATTGGCGATTTGATTCGCTAAGAGTTTTGACATACTTCTAGTCCTGAAGACACTTTTTCTAAGCTAGAAGTATTTAGGTCATGTCATGTTCAACGATATAATAGTTCTAGACTTCTCGCTTCTGGTGATTGGTGACTCATGAAAAACTTGCGAGGGAAAGAAAATTATATCACCCTCTTTACATCCTGGTTGGAATGACATGATCTCTCCATTGCATGTAAACATAGTTGAATAGAACTTTGTTGCCTCATGTACTTCATTGTCATAGTCTGCATAGAATACAGCAGACCATCCGATAGCACCATGATTATGCATTGAATGATACTCATTCTGTTCCTGTACTTGGAACCATACTCTAGTAATATTATCAATAGGTTTCCTATAGAAACCTTTATTCATTGCTTCCATGCTTAGTCTCTGTAGATATGGACCAAGTAGATCAATGAATGGTTTAAATTCTTTATAGTCTGTCTCTTCGTAATAACTGGTATGACATGTGTCACTTATCTCAGAAGGATCTTTAGTTATTACACCATCATGAAAAGCATAAAGATCGGAAAGAATTTCTTCCTTCCGATCCTGCCACTCTTCCACATGATACCTAAAGTAAGGCATCATAAACATACAGTTTTCTGGAAGAGGATATGAACTCTCGTAGCCACCACTAGGGATTTTCATTTCCACCAAGAGTAACTACATTATCAGGATGATTGGATGTATCAATCTTTATGTCAACACCATCTAAAGATGTATCATATGATCCTGCTGTGAATGTAATCTTATCATCCTTGAACAGACCTGTATTAAGATCAACATTGCTCTCAAGATTAAAATTGTACTGAGAAGGTACATCATATAGATGACCACCAAACTCAATCACATCATCATCATGACCAAAATCTGCACGTACCACCTTCAACTTCTCAGTTAGATCAGAATACATCGCTGCTAGTTGTGGAACTAACTCTGCATACTGTTCTTCTAACGCACCAATCAAACCTAGTCTAACTTCTTCCTTTGCTCTGAGCAAGTGTGTTCTAACGTCTGCCATAGTGTATCTCCTGTAAGTTTATATGTCACACAGACCTCTCAGGTCTGCTGGATCCTGTGGGACCATCAGTATTGTAGCACCATCTGGTTTTTTTATCAACACTACTTCACCATCTTCAGCTTTCTGTTGCCATTTGTCAACATCTTTCTGAAATTCTGCTTCATCTAATTCAATCATAGCTTTATACCACACAGCATATATTCTCGTCTTGCATGTACTTTAACGATTCTTGACAACCACCTAGTCGTAGTCGATCACCGCTAATGTCCAATACAACCTGTGGAAAAGTTGCATCACCACCAAACTCCATCTCAAATTGAGTACGAGTAAAGTGCTGATCCAACGTATAAACCACATGCTTGAGTTCTTCGAGTTCGCAGACTGCCTTGAACTTCTCACAGAAGGGACAGCCAGGCTTGGAATAGATTGTAAAGATCATGGACTTGTTTAAGATTTACAAGCAGCAGCGTAATCTTTATCAAATTGTGCTAATCCAGCATCAGTTAATACATGATTATACATTTTGTCAAACACTTGTACAGGTAGAGTACATACGTTTGCACCGTACTCAAATGCCCTACCTACGTCTCTTACGTTTCTAATCGAAGCAGCAAGAATTTGTGTCTCTACGCCGTGCATCTTATATGTATTAGCGATATCTTTTACAAGGCACAGACCACCAAATGAATTGTCATCCACACGTCCTACGAATGGTGACACATATGATGCTCCTGCTTTTGCAGCAAGAATTGCCTGTGCTACTGAGAATACTAGAGTCACATTAGTAAGCACATCATCCTTACTCAACTCATAGCATGCTTTCAATCCTTCACGAGTACATGGTACTTTGATAGTAACATTACTACTAAGATCAATGTAAGGTTGTGCTTGTTCTACCATCTCATCAGCAGTATCTGCTACTACTTCAGCAGAGATGGACTCTAGCATAGGACATGCTTGATAGATCTCTTCTATTACATCACTCTGTTGCCTTCCTGACTTGAGTATGAGAGTGGGGTTAGTGGTAACACCATCAACCAATCCAGTCTTATACCCATCAATAATCTGATCCACCTCTGCGGTGTCTAAAAAGATTTTCATTCGTTTAATGCTTCCATACGAAGGAACTGTTCATTCAAATTATAGTACAACTTATAGTTAGTTGTCGTGACATAGTACCCAATGATGTCCGAACCATCACAATGGTATCCATAACCTTTGAGTGGTTCTGCCACTCCATCTATTCTAAAAGTCTTTCCACCCTTCTCCAAGTAGTTGTGGAATTTTTCATCTAGGTTGATCATCTCTCCTCGAAGTTAAGTTTACGCACCTTACGAAGGCGACGTGCCTCTTGATATTCTAACTCTTGTGGAGAGAAAAGTGACGCTTTCTTAACATTCTTATTAGACTGTAACAATTCAACCTTTCCCATATCATTTGCAGACACAGTATCTCCATGAAGTGATGTCATATTAGGACAACCACAACATATGAATTCATTATGTTTAGACAACAACTCCCTGCCACATGCAAGGCACTTAACGCCGATCATATTTCTTCGAAATAATCTTTCTTGTAGTAACGTCCTAAGATGTTACTGTTATAATACTTTGGAGACCCATCTTCTAGGGTCTCTTGCAATACATTGTGCAAAAATAACTGCTTAGTCTCTTCGTAGTTTACTCTTCCTGCTGTGGCATGGGTTGAGAGGATTTCTCTGGTAAAGGTATCCGACCCCAAGCGTTTCCTGTCAGCATTAAGTTCCTTAGAAGAACCCCAGTATTGCTTCCAGTTACTTTCACTCGTCCTCCTACGTCCGCCACCTCTAGGCTTTCGTTTTTGTATGAAATACTTTCTGCCGATGTATTGTTGGCCAGTTTGTAGATTTGTAATCCTGTAGACAAAACCGAACTGCCCGTCAATGTCAGAAGAAGTAAAAGTTGAACCCTTATAGGTCCAGGGGTTCTCATAACTTCCTTCCGAAGTTTGTCTAGTTGTTTCCACACTTTCATGATCTAATCCTAAGTAGTATTTATTTCCTCCTGGGAATGTATCGGTGGACCCATAGTTTTATACTCGAGCTGCGTTTGCAAAAACTCGATCTCCTCTTTCAGGGTCTTAACCTCACTTTCCAATACTTCAATATGTTCTTGATAGACAATAATCATATCTTGTAATTTTAGATTTTCATTCTCCAGTTCCCAATCCATTGGGGTTATTGTAATCCTTGCACTAAAGGACCACTCATATTATATATGTGACTTTATAATATGTTTATATTGTTATACCCATCTTGTGACAGTTACTTCTATACTGTTATCATCCATCTCCCACTCTTCAGCAACCTGCCATCCATCCTCTGTGACTGTATTGTGGACAGTCATCCTAGCATACTGCTGAGTAACCTTATCAACGAATCTCTCAGGTGGGATAGGTTGTTTCCAAGTTTGAAGATCTGTAACGAGTTCATAAACACCTTCCTTGTTCAGTCGGAATCCAATATCATCACCAACAGCAACATCAACATTCCATTGCTTGTGCTCATGATCTAGAGGATTCTCCAACTTAACATCAACCTCTACGTTATATTGTAGAAGTTCTAGTGCTTCAATCAGTTGTGGCTTGTTCTTGATTTTCGTTTTGATTGTGCTGAAGTGTGACATTGTTATAGTATTCTGGTTTATATTCTCTGGTTACTACTGTACCTAGTGCTTCTTCAATAGATTCGGTAAGTTTTAAACACTCACCACCCTGCTCTCCTATAACCTCTTCGGTTACAGTTCCATCTTGGTTAATTATAAACTTAATCATTTGTTGTTTCATAATGGAAGTAGTACTGATCCTGGATCTGTTAACGGTGTTAAGTCAAAAGCAATAGTAACTCTTGGTATATTAGTTTTTTGTACTGAGGTACAGTGTGGAACTGTACTAGGGAACAAAGTTAATGTACCTGGTTTATTATTACAATAGAATCTATACCCATCAGGTAATTGATACAGTGGATGACAGTATATAGTCTGAGAATCATCACAAGTTACTGTAAAATGTCCTGCGATATATGAATGAGGATGAGTGGAATGAATATGCATACCTATCTCCTCACCTTCTCTTAATACATTCAACCAAGCACGTATGTATAGTTTCTGATCATACCTATATGTATTTCCCCATACCTTCTTTCCATATTCTTTATGGAATTTCTTAATGACTCTACGGAGTTTAGTTAACTCAGGACACTCGTCTTCCCATTCAAATATATTATAGTGTCTTAGTCTCTGTGTTAATTGTGGTGCTTGAGGTGCTGTGATTTCTTCATGGTCATAGTTATCAATGACCCACTGTTCTTTTTTCAAGAAGAAATCTCTTAGTACATCAATATCCAAATCAAAATTAATACCTTCTAAAATACACCACCGTTGTTGTGGTGGTGCATAAGGTGTTGCAGGTGGTGGACAATCAAAAGCCATGAAGTTTCTATCACCTTCATTCTCAGACTTATGGATCTGTTCACCATATCCATCTGCTTCAGTACCAAATGTATGAATCTCAGTCGTCATATTTTTTAATGCTTTCTTCCCATTCCTGTAGAGATGATGAACAATCTGGTGGTTCAGGATCCTTAATCCCTTTGATTTTCTTCCACTTGTTATGCAATGCACCCATCATCCATGACTGAGATAGACTCTTAGGTCCATTCTCAAGAAGATCTAACTCATACCTGCTGGAGGTATATGCTTTGTATTCTTCACGCCAGTCTGGTTCTGGAATGTCACACTCCTTAAGCTCTTCAACACAAGCGTCTTCACATTCTTTATCGTTGATATCACACTCACTAGCACATTCAAAGTATTGATCGGTGCAGTCCTTTTCATTATTTTCTTCCATTGATTAACTCTATCTTTATTGGTTCTTCCAATCTTTCCAACACACTCTGTACCGAATATGCAGTAAAGATCTGTGGGATTATAAATGCTACCATTGCTATGACCCAGAAGACATAGTAATAGTTCTCTTTGTTTTGTGTTCTCATAGTATTGGGAGTTGCTTTTCATCCGTATCAAACTTTACCACATTATTCAATAATGTCAAGTCAAACGCCATAGTTATTCTAGGTTCATCTGTCTTATGTCTTGTTGTGTAATGTGGTACGTAATTAGGAAACAGAGTTATAGTACCTGCTTCGTTCTTTAATTCAAATGGTTTGTCATGTTCAAATGGACAGACATATATCGTAGAACTATCACCACACTTAACAGTAACGTGACCTCCAATATATGTGTATCCATGTGCAGAATGATAATGTTTTTGAATCTTCTCACCCTTCCTCATGACGTTGAACCAACATCTAATACGAGTACGAGGGACCGTATGATCGTTTCCAAAAATACTTTTCACATATTGTTTGTGAAACTTCTTAATCTCTTTACGAACTTGATGTATTATATCATAGTCCCATGTCTCCTTATCCATAACGTTAAAATATTGAAACCTAGAAGTAACACTCTTCGGTCCTAACATAGTACTACCATCACTAGCAGCAGGATACTTATCGACAAGTTCTTTCTCTTTCTTTAATAGAAGTTCTGTTAATACATCAAGGTCTATATCAAGTTTCTTTTTACCTATAGTATACTTCCACTCAGGTGCAAAATCTGAAAAGATAGGTGGATTCTCAAAGTCATAACCAACCCAATCAACTCCATCTCTTAGTTTCAACATTCTTACATCATCACCTTGTTGAAACTCTGGTTGCTCCTGTCCAGGACGAGATCTATCTCGTGTAACAACGATACTAGGATCAATCATAATTTAAAGCCAGCAAATGTATCTTTCTTAACGTCTTGCTTGATGCTACCCACAACATAGCTCTCGACCTCTGTCTCTTGTGGTGCAACCTGCATACCCTTAGAGGATAACCAGTGTGCAGTCCATGGTAATGGATTGTTTGCTAGAGGGATATCAAAGATTGCTTTGAGACCCATAGATTTTAACCTACGATTAGCAGTCCATTCAACATAGTTCTGTAGAAGTTTATCATTCAATCCAATGATTGATCCATCCTTAAACAAATACTCTGCCCACTCCTTCTCTTCTTTAACACAATCCCTAAACATTTGATAGACATGCTCCTCTTCTTCCTTAGCAATCTCTATCATATCTGGGTCATCTCCCTCTTTCCATTTATTAAGAATGTTCTGCGTGACGGCCATGTGTTGCGATTCATCTCTGGCGATGAGTGATATGATCTTTGCACTTCCCTCCAAGAGTTTGAGTTCCCCAAAAGCAAAACTACAAGCGAAAGATACATAAAAGCGAACACCTTCCAGTATATACACATTTGCTACTGCCCTATAAAGTTTACGTTTTAAATCTCTTAACGTCCATTCAGCATTGATATGATCTTTCCATTCTGGTTTCCAATTATTACTTTGATCCCACTCATGTGCATAGTTAATAAACTCATCGTATGCTTTAGTCACTGACTGAGCACGTGCAATTATCTTTTCATCATCTAATATGGTATCGAAGACCTCCGATGGATCTGCGTATACATTCTTAATGATGTGAGTGTAAGACCTACTATGAATCATCTCCATAGTCTGCCATATATTCATGCAACCTTCTAACTCAGGCAGTGAACAGTAAGGCATGAATGCCATACCAGGAGCACGACCTTGTACAGAATCTAAGAGAATCTGATACTTGAGATTTGCTGTGAAGATATGTTTCTGTGCTGCATTTAATGTAGGATAGTCTGCTCTGTCTTTCTGTAAAGAAACTTCTTCTGGTCTCCAGAAAAAACCTAATTGTGTCTGTGTTAACTTATCAAATATAGGATACTTAAACTTATCGTATCGCTGGACTCCTAATGGAGGACCAAAGAACATTTGTCCTTTGGTAGTATCAGTCTTCTTTAAATTGAAAACTGTCATACCATTTATATCAGATAGCACAGGCATCACAATCACTCTCCTCTGTTGCAAAAATGTCGTCTAGTAGGTTGGATACTGTAGGTTTATCTTCTGGCAGATCATCCTTCCAACCTATAGGATGCGCTGGTTCATCAATGTCTTTCTTAGAATCATATGTGTTCTGGTAATAAGATGTCTTCCAACCATACTTGTAGGTTGTCAGTAAATCTTGTGCCATCACCGAAGTAGGTACTTCAGCGTTTTCGAAATGCTCTGGATTATAGGACCAGTTTCCAGAAATTGCTTGATCAAAGAACTTCTGCATAACAGCAACAATATTAATATACCCAGTATTGCTAGGCATATCCCAGAGCAACGTATAATTGTTCTTAAGAGATCCAACTTGGGGGACAACCTGTTTAAGAGGCCCCTTCTTAGACTTCTTGACTGAGAGATAATCTCTGGGTGGCTCAATGCCATTCGTAGCATTGGATACAACTGAGGAAGATTCGGATGGCATCTGTGCAGATAGAGTGCTATGTCTGAGTCCATGCATGCAGATGCTTGCTCGTAGTTGTTCCCAGTCACAGTTAAGTTTGTTCTGGACAAGTTCATCTACATCTTTTTTGTAAGTATCTATAGGTAGAACACCATCAGCATACTTAGTCCTATCAAAATAATCACATGGACCTTTGTCCTTAGCAATTTGATTAGATGACTTCAGTAGATAGTATTGGAATGCCTCAGTCAGATCATGTACCAACTGCCATGCTGATGGATCATCATACTTAACACCATGCTTGGCAAGATAGTGTGCTAGTCCAATGAATCCTATGCCTAGAGAACGCCTTGCAAGGGTACTCTTTTGTGCTGCATCTACTGGATAATCCTGATAGTCAATCAACTCTTCCAGACCTCTTACAGCAAGGTCACAGAGTTCTTCCATCTCCTCTAGGTTACGTAGTTTGCCTACATTAATAGCAGATAATATACACAGTGCTATCTCACCTTCACCATCGATGTGTTGAATAGGTGTAGTAGGTAGGGTTATCTCCTGACATAGGTTACTCATAGTAACCTTGTCTTTAAAAGATGAATGTTCATTGCAGTGATCTATATTCATGATATAGATACGACCTGTCTCTGCTCTCTCCTTTAAGAGATCGAGAATTAATTCTTGGGCAGAGATTGATGTTCGTGGGATTGAATCATCTGCCTCGTATTGAGCATATAAGTCATCAAAGGAAGCGGTCCCAAAAGCATCATACAAACCAGGAACGTCATGAGGACTGAATAAAGACATGTCCTGGTTATTGATGAATCGTTCATAAAATAGTTTACTTAACTGGATGGAGTAGTCGAGTTTTCTGACTCGGTTGTCTTCTGTCCCTTTGTTGTTTTTGAGTACCAGGATATCGTGGATTTCCTGATGCCAGATAGGAAAGTGTACAGTTGCGGACCCCCCTCTGATACCGTTTTGCGTACAACATCTGACAGTAGACTCAAATTTTTTAAGGAAGGGTATAACACCTGTGTGCTGAACCTCTCCACCTCTGATTCTAGAGTTGATTCCTCTGATTCTTCCAGCGTTAATGCCGATACCAGCCCTTTGTGCAACGTATTTCCCAATAGCCATATCAGAGCTAAAGATACTATCGAGGGTATCGTCAGAATCAACCAGAACACAAGATGCAAATTGACGTATGGGTGTTCTGACACCTGCCATAATGGGCGTTGGGATGTTGATT